AGTTAATTTTTTTGCTCTTTCTGCAAACTCTAATTCCATAGGAGTTGCTTCAGGAGATTCTGTACTAACAGGTTGTTTAGCAGGCATAGGCTTAGCTTCAGGCTTAGCTGCTGGAATAGCACTTAAGTCTGGTGCATTTGGTACATTTGGTTTTTGATTTACTGCACCTGTTGTAGATACTTTACCTTGCATATTATCTATTGCCATTTTCTATTTCCTGTTTTTGTTTTTTAAATTGTTCATCATCTGAAATCCATTCTAAATCTTTATAATTATTTGTTAAGTCNATTAAAAATGTTTTTACATTGCTTTCAACTAATTTCATATTATGATACTTTGTATATCTTTTATGTAGTGAAACACTACCTGTCATAGAATAAATTAATTCCATGTTATATTTTCTTGCTAAATTAAATATTTCTGCAATACAAATGTTTAAACTCTTGTGTATACTTTTTATACTTGCTGTTTTATCTGCAACAATCCATTCCATTACAGAAAAATTAGAATCGATACATCTATATAAACCTCCAGCACATATTGGAATATTATTTTCTTCTACTATAATTCCATCAGGGGGTAAACATTTTTTAGGTACTATACCAAACTCATGCTGAGTCCACCATTTAACTAAAGTGTCATAATCTTTTTCAAGATTCCACAATCTAAATTGCATTTAATATATTTTTATTTTGTTCTTGTAATTCTATTGAGTGATTTTTCCAGTTATTAAAATATTCATCACCCTGTATTTGTAATTCTTCTTTTTCGTCAACTTCAAAATAGTCTGTAAATAATATATTGTTAATTAAAATTCTTCTGTTATCAGTTCCAAGTGTGTACACAGTATGTTCTTTATTACCTAAAGACTTTGATAATTTACTTTCTTCAACTCTAAGCCATTTGTTATCTTCATTTACCATATGACTTCCTGAAACTTTTACACCTTTGTAATCATATAAATTTGTAATTAAAAATTTAGCATGTGCAAAAACTCTTCCACCAATTGATATATTATCATTTAAATTAATATCTATAATATTTTTTGTTGTTCCATCTAACATTGTAACTTTTGTATTAGGTAAAAAACATCCAATAACTCCACCGATTACTCCACCGATTACTCCACCTATTGGACCACCTACTCCCATACCAATTGCAGACCCAATTCCAGCACCTGTATTTTGTTTCTTACTTCCACCTAACATTTTTGAAATTCCATATCCTGCCATTCCTGCTGTACCAACTCCACCTACTGTGGATTTACCAACACTAGTATTCATAAAACCACTTATAGGATTTAAAGTAGAGCCACCTTTCATAGGTACAATATTTAATCTTCCTGCATCTCTAATATCAGTAAAAGTATCATAAGCTCTAAAAGCTAAATCAGCACCTTTGTATAATTGATTAAATTGCTGTGCTTTTTCTGCCATTTTTTGTTGTCTATTAATTAATTCATATACTTTATCAGTAGATGTTGTAGACGAATCTGGTCTTGTTGCTGCAGTTAATCTTTCAACTTGTTGCATTGGAGTTAATGCTGTAGATTCTGCTGTTCTTTCAGGTTCTTTAAAGCCTTCAACATTTACTGCTTGAGTAGCTGTTGTAGTTTCAAATTGACCTGTTTGATCATTAAATCTAGTTGTAGTTTGTCCAGGCATTTCTCTAATTAATTGGCCTGTTTGAGTTCCAATATCTGTAGATTGATTTAAACTAGTTTTTTGATTTGATTCGTATGCTTCAAAATCATTATTAATATTTTTTAAATTATTAACTTTTGATGATTGTGATGCTGCATCAACATATTCATATGTTCCATCATTATTTCTAACTAGTTTAATTGCCATGCTTTATTCTTTATTCCTCTTCATTGCTTCTTGGAGATTGAGTATTTGCCGCACTAAAGCCAGCTTCCCCTGGCATCGGTACATTGCCTGTTCCGATGTTGCCACCTCCAGCTCCTGATGGATCTGTTGGCGAAGCTCCTGTAGGTACTGGACCATTCGGTCCCATTTGACTTTGTCCTCCAGCAGCGGTAGTATTGTTTTGATTTCCATTTGCCATTCCCATTATTTGTGCAAAGATCGCAGCTTTTTCTGGATCATTAATTAATTGATCTGGATCAATATCTAAAGACTTAGCAACTTCTTTTAAACATGTGTGCCATTTAACAAATGGTGCAAGAGTCGGGTTTGATGCCGTTTGCATAAATGTCATTAGTCTTTGAGATCGAACTTCTTTTTGCATTAGAGAAGCTGTGCCTTGTGCCTTGATTTCCAAATCACCTTTAATATGCGGAGCTTCATCATTAAATTGCATGTTCCAATGAAACAAAGATTCTCCTAGGGGTTTAAGTAAATAGTCATCTATATTTTTAATAACTGTTTTAATACTTAATGCTGCTGCACCCATAAGCATTGACATGCCTGATGCAGTTCTTGTTGTAGATTGTACTCCTGTTGCTCCATGTGAATATGATGGAATACCAGTTGCTTCATCTGCAAGCTGTCTAAACTTATCAAACATCTGTAAATTTTCTCCTGCTGTATTAGGAAATTTTACACCATGTATTGCTTGACCTGTCTGACCACTCTGTCTTCTAAAAATTTTTCCAGGAAATACTTTCATATCTTGACCTGGTACTAACATAGTTTCATCTACATCAAATACTAAATTACCTGCTAATGCTAAGTTATCAATTGCCATTCTTGCATGACCATTCATAACTTGTTGTGAATCTTCCATGTTTTCTGGAATACCAATACCAAAGAATTGGTATGGATTTAATTCATAAGGACAAATTAAATATGGAATACGCTTTGGTGTAAATGGATTTTCTACCATTCTTAATACTTTACCACCACATATCCATGCATTAATATGAACTACCTCTGAATCTGTATCATAAGATAATCCACACTCATCTGCAATTTTTTTACTAACTGTTCCCCAATATTCTAAAATTTCAAATCTATTTTTATAAATACTTGTAATATTTTCTCTATCATACAAGGAAGATTCAAATCCTCTTGTTTGATAATTAGGACCCATCTTTAAACACTCTTGTACAGCTTCTCTATCGAACATAGGTTTGTCACCTAAATCTTCTAATTGCTGTTTATTATAAGAATGTCTTTGAATTACATAATCACAATCTTGAATGTTAGTTGCATTAGGGTCAGGATAAAAATCCCAACATGATACTGCATCTATCGAAGGTATTGATTTAACTTTTTGTACATGTACATTAGTTAAATTACCTTCTTCATCTTCCATACTATCATAACTATGATATGATTTTGAATCTGTAAATGGACCTTTTAAAATTCCTGTACCAAGTAATGCCATTTCAAAAAATACATGACGTAGTATTGTAATAGCTTTACTTTCTTCTAGCTGATCGTGAATAACTTTTTGCATAGCCTCAGCTGCTAATGTTGCAGGTTCAATTTGTGGTTGACCCTGCGGAGCTGGACCTTCAACAAAACCTAAATTTTTATATTCCTGTGCTAAGTTTCTAAGCAAATCTGTAGCGGTAGCACCTTTAGGTATTTCTTTACCATCACCAGCAAAGCCATATGCGCTTTCAGGTTCTGGTTCTTTAGGTTGTTCTTGTGGATTTAAATGAGCTTTATCCGCAATATCTTCTGGAACAGAAGTAGGAGAAACTCCCAAAGGAAATTTACCCTGTGAAAATAATACTTCAATAATTTGTCCAAAAGCTGCGAGAACTTTTGTCTTAGTTATTTTAACAAAAACTCTAGACTTCTCGTTATCACGAAAAGCCATTTCTGTCCCGTATAATCCTCTATAATTTCTATAAGCTTTTAACCATCTTTTCTCATCATATACTTTAGATGTTTCAGCTTCTTGAAATTTACTTCTAATATGTCCAACAAGAATATTGCCTTCAGTTTCATAGCCAGCTTTATCTTTCTTATCTTCCATATGTATTTACTAGTAATCTCTTTCTTCAGCCATTCTAAAGATTGATGGGTCTACTTTACTTTTTGCTCCTGGTTTGTCATTGCCGTCTCCACTCATAGCACCCTGCTTAACTTTAGCATTAGGGTCTATAGCTAACTTTTCATTTTTAACTTTGGCAACATCAGGTGCAAGTTCTCCATGTTTGTATCTTTGCATCATGTTATTATTCTCCTGTTATGTATATTAATAATCTTTTTCATCAGCCAACTTATCAAAGTTAGCATCGATTTGACTTTTGAATTTTTTAGGTTCATGGTAATCAAAATTACCATCTTGTGTTTCGGCTGCTCTTTCTTCTTTTGTATAGCCTACTTTAATGTTTTTAGTTTCCATAGGCTTTTTAGTTCCAAGTGTTGATTCACTTAAATCACCTTGTTTAACTTTAGCTGCTGGATCAAATTTATATTCCATTATATATATCCTGTTATTGTTATGTATTATGTTTTATCTTTTTTAGTGATAAAATATTTTTAGTTGGTATGGTTGTATAGTTACCACCTACTTTTATTGTCTTATTATCTTCAAAACTATAATCAGCCATGACAATAGTTCTGTCAGGATTTTGTTCTACTAACCAACCTATACTACAGCATACAGCTGTTTTAGATTTTTTAATATCAACAATATCATCCCATGAAGATTCGGAAACAATATCTTCCCAGTGTATACTAACTAGAGAATACGGAAAATTCTTTTTATTTATTTTAGGTATCTTTATTTTTTTTGCCACTTAATATCCAAATTTTGTATCTGCAGGATTAAAGTCTTGATTAAACATAGGTTTAAATCTTGCAGCATATCTAGGGTGTGTAGGTCTACTCATACAACCATATCTTAAAGCATCGTAAGCATGGTCTTCTGCGTGAGTATCTACATCTTCTTGATTACTTTTATCGAGGGGCAATGTACTTAAAGTTCTTACTAAATTTTTACAAGTCTTAAAAACTCTTATTCCTGGTTCTTTGTCAGTTATCATTAATCTTTTATGAATCTCTAACTTACCATTAATTCTACTTTTAGGTGATCGATCAGATGGTCTCCATCTACAACCATTTCTAATCATTGTCTCTGCTATACTTGGACCAACATCACCTCGTTTAGCCCATGTACTTGAATCGAGTACACCATAGTTAATATAATCTTGATGTTCTAATTCTAAAACTTTTCTGGCAAATATATCTGCTGTAATTTTTTGGACATACAATTCTCTATAGAGCCATAGATTGTTATTGTAATCAACAGCAAACCATAACACACAAGCAGGAGAAGAATAACCCCAGTCAGCAGCACGAAATTTATACCAACCTTTAGGTATCTCAAAAGGTTCAACCACGTGTGTAACTTTGCTAAACTCTGGAAATGCTGAATCATCATATGCATCCCAATCCCCGTCTAAAAATTGTTTTCTTTGTACTTCTGGTAAAGATGCAAGCATGATATAATAATCATCAGTCTGCATCAAATAGGGATTGTCTTGTAACTTAGCAGGAATAAATCTTCTAGTAATTGATTTAGTTCCTACAGGTGTATCAATCTTTATCTCAAATCTTTTATTAGGCTCTGCAGGTTCAACAAACATTTCTCGTACCCATTGTGAACCAATGTTACCTGGATTACCTGTGGCTCGTAAATACACAGGAATATTCTTATCTACTGATCGTAAAGATGATCGTAAAAANTTAAATATATCTGGCGAAGGATATTGTGGAAGTTCGTCTATTCCTATCCATGTGTAAGACTGACCTTGGTAACGTAAAACATCTGTCATGTTTTCTGCGTAACCGAACTCGATCTTTGCCCCTGATGGGAATCGCCATTCTTTTTCTTGTTCTCTCCATTTTGCTCCTGGGAACGCCCTGCCATATAAACGTTGAGAATGATTAATTAAATCTCTCAACTCAGGCATCGTCCTTCTGATTAGGAGTGCTCGGTGCTGAGCCTTAGAACAATAGCGTAGTGGGTCTATAAGCATTGCGTATGACTTACCACCGCCTCTTGCTCCACCATAAAATACTTCTCTCTCAGAAGCTGCAAGAAATTCTGTCTGTGGACCTGAGTTAGGTTTGAAGATTACTTCTTGCGTTTTTATGTGCTCTTGTATTGCCTTGGGAGCACTCTCGATTACGTCTTCAGTTATTAGTTGTTGTTCTTTTCCATTTAATGTTTTATTAATGGATAACAAATTACTTTTAACATTTTCTGCGTGACGTTTAGCAGATCGTAATGTCTGCTCTGCTTTAGCAACTTTAGTTCGTGTCCGTGCTAAAATCTGTTTGGCTGACTTCTTGGCTTTCTGTTTGACTTCTTTCTTCTTTGGCTTCGGAGGTGCCACTTCGTTCAATTCTTTTTTTAAGTCCGACATGTGATATGTATCTTCCTGTTTTTCTATGAAGCCATTCTGAAGTTTCTCTCAATGAACAAGTCTTCAAATAATTCTTTGCTTGATCAAGTGCCTCTAATTCTGATTGTATAGGTTCTAAGTATTCTCCTGACGAGTCTGACTTATAACCAAATGGAATTGTTCTAGCTTTTTTCTTTATCATCATCTTTTGCTGGTAATACAAATATTCCATGCAATGATTTCATACTAATATCTATTTGATCTTTTTTAACAATACCAATTCTATCTAATATCTGTTTAGCTGCTTCCATTCTTATGTTAGCATGTGGAGTTGTTCCATCCTCATCTAACATATTAACTATTTTAGTTGCAGCTTTTGCAGAATGTACAGCTAAGTAACTCTCTGCACGTTCTACTATTTCTTTTTTTAAATTCTGTACGACTTTAGGATAAGAATGTTCTGAGTAACCCGCCAACTCTCCCGCTCTTTTGGGATTTCCTTGGGCTTCCCCGAACAATACGTTTAGAAACTTTTCCTGTGAATCTGTCAAGCTTCTTTTTTGATTCGGTATTATAGTAGAATCCATGTTTTGCATTTATTATCTCCATCATGTCACTGAAGGATATATCTTTTAGTTTGTTAATCATTGTTTTATTCTAGTTTGTGGGAATTCCTAGGAAAATTCCCCTAGTTAAGCATGTAANTCAGTGATGACCTCTTTCTTTCTAAGTATATTATAATAATAATTGTGTCCTTTTGATTTACATTGTGCTTATTATTATAGTATAGCGATTATATCGATTTTGTCAACCTATATTTTAATATATTTTGTGGGTGCGACAGAGTTGCACAAATTAATCGTTGACAAAATTGGAATAGGGGTGTATAATAGAATTGGTACCGACCAGGGGGGTCCTATATCCATAGTATAGGTACTTTTACAACTACCCCCTTAGGGTATACATAGGAATATTGTCGGAATATTTAGCCCTAAAATGTAGCCACTAGGTGGTTTACATGGGTTTTAGAGATTTTCTGGCATTGGTGTATATATCCTATAGTATAGGGGGGGTGTCCCCTGCCTGCCCACGTAATAAAATCAAGGCTTATCTGCCAAAAAACAAAATAGTTTCCCATAAATCTAGCTAGGGGATAATAATAAATTTTTTTAATTAAATTAAGTTACCACCTATGGGGAACCGAGGGATTGTTAAATTTTGTAATTAATACCCCCCCTGTAAACCTCACAATTATTTTTAGTAATTCCTTGATGAGCCATGTTAAAACTGCATGGCACAGCTGGGGTTATTTTAGAGCAATCAAAAAAAAACCCCCAATATTTAGTCGGGGGTCTTTTCGGATATTCCTTTT